AGGTGGTGTTGGGCATCGCCCTGCACTCACTAGACCTGCCGATGAATTTCCACGACCCGTCACGCACGAATTTCTTCGGCAGCCGTGCGGCGTGGCTCCTGTACGACCGCAGTTGCATCAGCAAACGGGCAGACGTGGCTGAGTTCCTGCGAAAAATCACCGTTTGGCTGTACCAGTCGTGGATTCTCAGCGGTGCTCTGAGGCTGCCACGCGGCCGCACAATCAATGACCTGACCTTTGAGTGGGTACACCGTGGAATGCCGTGGTGGGACCCCACAAAAGAAATCAACGGGGCAGTGGCTGCAATCAATGCCGGGCTCGATAACCCGTACCGCATCTGCAAAGAGACCGGGCGCGGGGAGTATGAGGAAAACATCGACGCCATTGCACGTGCTCGCGATTACGCAGCGTCAAAGGGCGTCCCGCTTAACTACGTCATGCAGCCGGTTGAGACCGTGGCAGAAGACGTGCAAGACCGCAACACGAGGGGCAGAGCATGAGCGTAATTGAGTTGCCACTGAAGTATTTTCGGGCACGCACAGCAACAGCAAACGCCAGCGAGATTGACCGTGACGGCGGCATGTACGGGTTTGGCGTTATCAACGGCGCGTCAATCATCACACGCGGGGAAGCCCTCGGGCATGACCTATGGGTGGACGCTGATTTCCTCAGTGATGTGACTGCCGCAGGCAATGCAAAAAACACCGGACTCAAAGCCCGCTTCACTCACCCTGGGCTGAGTTCAGACGGGCTTGGCACGTACCTCGGCAAGGTTCACAACCTGCGCACCGAGGGCGACCGTGTTGTTGGTGACCTGCACTTTCAGGAGTCTGCAACCAAAACGCCAGACGGCAATCTTGCCGAATACGTCATGCAGTTGGCTGAGGACGCGCCGGAGGATTTCGGCATCAGCATTGTGTTTGATCACGACGCAGCAGCCAGCGAACTGCACAGGCTGGAGAACACACAGGGCGGCCGATTCGTGAGCCCGGACGAGGACAACAAAAACAACCACCCACACGCACGCCTGCAGCAACTGCGAGCGGCTGACGTTGTGGATTCACCGGCTGCTAATCCTGACGGGCTGTTTCATCGCGAACAGCAGGTTGCACAGGACGCAGAGCGGCTTTTCTCATTCGCCTTTGGTCTGTCGGACGAGCGGCCAACATTGCAGGCGTTGAGCGTAGACGGGGACCGCATCCGCGCGGCCGTGTCGCGTTTCTTGTCTCGTCACAACCTCAACCTGATTCAGGAGGGTGAACCAATGGCAGACGCCGTTGAACAGCCGGAAGTTCCGGCAACTCCGCAGGTCACTCGCGAGGACTTCGCGGCCGAATTGCAGCGGTACCTTACCGCATTCGGCCAGCAGGGTGGCGAGTGGTTTGCGGCTGGAAAGAGTTTTGAAGATTGCCAAGCCCTGCAGTTGGCCGCGTTGCGTGGGCAGGTGGAAAGCCTGACCGCAGAGCGTGACGAGCTTGCAGCGCGAATCGCAGCCGTCGACCTGGGGGAGGATGAGCCCGAACAGTTTGGCGACGACACAGGCGAGCAAAAGCGGCAGGCGCGTAACCTGTCGGAGGGATTCCAGGGCCGCATCCGTATCAATGGCGCGAGCCGCAACTGAGGAGTGTTGACCGATGGCTAACGATTTTTTGACCGTTGCGGATCTGGTTGCAGGCGCGTTTGATGTCGCGCAGACCAGCACGAGCGACCTGCTGCAGGATTCGCCCGTGGTGGCGAGAATGCCGCGAATCAGCCCCAGTGGCAGCAACACGGTCCACAAGTACCGCAAGATTACCGGCGCTCCCAGCGTTGGTTTCCGCAGCGAGAACGACGGACGCGAAAACGACCACAGTGAAGACACCGTGGTGACCGTCAATCTGAAGATTGCCGATTTCGGCTTTTCGGTTGACATCGCATCTGCTGAGGGCGACAGCCAGAGCACGCCAGAGCAGGTGATTGCCCGCGAGGGTGCACGGCATCTGGCCGCAATCCTGTTCAAGGCTGAGCAGCAAGTGTTCTATGGCACCGGCACTGGCGGCGACGCTGCCGGGTTCAGCGGCTTCCTCAACAGCGCCTACCTCGACGCGCTGGCTGACACGATGGTGATTGACGCAGGCGGCACAACCGCTGCCACGGCATCCAGCGTGTACGCCGTGAGGCTCGGCGTTGACGATGTGGCAATGATTACGCAGCCAGAAATCCAGATTGGCGAGACCACGATTCAGCGCGTTGCAGGCACAACGGGTTATTACCCGGCGTACTGGACGCCTGCCTCTGTTTGGCTCGGGCTGCAGATGGGCGGAGCTTACAGCATCGGCCGCATTGCAAACCTGACCGCAGACAGCGGTAAGGGCTTGACTGACGATCTGATTGCGGACCTGCTCAGCCAGTTCCCAGCAGGACGACAACCGACCGTGCTGTGCATGAATCGCCGCAGCCTGAAGCAGTTGCAGGTCTCCCGAACTGCAACCAATGCCACCGGCGCACCGGCACCATTCCCGCAGGAGTCGTTTGGCGTGCCGATCATCGTCACCGATGCGATTCTAAGCACTGAAGCACTCGAAACCTGATGAGGCCGGATTGTGTCACTCCTTGAGTCAGCAATCACTGCAGGATTAGCACTGACGCGGACGGCGGCGGGTGTACCCGTCACCGTTTCGCGCGGCGCAACCACGATCACAGTGAGCAACGCAATTCAGGGAACGACGCAGAAAGGCACGCTGGGTGAGAATACGGAGGCAACCGTGGATTTTGCTGATTGGCTGATCCCGGTTGCATCCTACACGTTGGGCACGCCTGCAGTTGGCGACATCATCGCGCGGACTGTCAATGGCGTGACCTACACCTACACCGTCGAGTCAATGGACTACGGCCAATCGCCGTGGGACTGGAGCGACACCGCGAAAACTCAATACCGCATCAAAACCCGCAAGGACGGCAGCAGTGCGTTTGACGTCACCACGCCGAACGGGTTTGACGTGCGCGGGGAGGAAATGCGGTATGGCTGACACGTTTACAGTGGAGGGCATGGAGGAGATTCGCAGAAAGCTTGAGTCACTGAAAGACACAGGCGGGCGGCGGATTCTGAAGGCGGCATTACGGGCGGCAATCAATGAAATTGCACGGGAAATGCGGAGCGAGTTGCCGGGCAAGGTGAAGGAGGGCCGCAAGGCTATACGGGGGCTAGTAAAGGGAACAAGGCGAGTTACTGCCAAGGTCGGTGTGCATGTTGGCAAGGGCAGGAGCAAGCAGCCAAAAAACAACACGCCGAGCAGGGGCGGCGTTGGTATCGGTGCACCGAACGTGCACTGGTGGATCAGGGGTACAGCAATCCGGGCAACGTCTGACGGCAGCGACCGTGGAAAGATGCCAGGCTTTGCGATGGGGCTTGCAATGCGTGCAGCACGGCGGGCGGGGCCGCGAGCCCAGCAGGCCATGCAGAAGCGTGCAAAAAAACAGTTTGACAAAGAAATCGCCAGACAGTTGATAAGGAGCTGAGCAATGGCAAAAGTGAAAGTCAAAGGCACGGTAATCAAGCAGGAAATTGCCACGGTGCTGACTGCCGTTGCACAGATCACGGAGTTTTCGCACAGCGGTGCTGAGTCGGAAACATTTGACGCCACCACCATCGACACCAGCGGTGCCGGAAAAGAATATAGCCAGACTGGCTACAGCGAAGGCGGCAGCGTTGATTTCAGTATTTTCTATGACCCGGCGCTTGCTGGGCATCAAGCGTTGACCGATCTGGTTACCACGCCTGCAGAATGCAATTTCGATATCACCTTCGCAGACGCAGGTGCCACCAATTGCACCTTTACCGCTGCTGGTGTTGGGTTTGGTTTCACTGGGGCAATGAACGACGGGTTGAAGGCAGACCTGAGTCTGAAGCTCGACCAGTTGTTTGCCTACTCAACCTGATTGGCTGACTAATGCAGATCCGGCTGATACGTGATGATTTAGGCGTTGCCGCAAATGCTCCCGATTCTGAACAGATGACGGAGCAAGGCGGCAGGCGTTTCTGGCTGCGTGGTGCAATTATCGACGTGCCAGAACGGGCGGCCGTGCTGCTTGTCGGTAATGGCGACGCAGAGCCAGCAGACGACGAGGCAGAGCAAGCCTGCGCGGGATGGGAAACTAATCGGCAGCAGGTGCTGCTAAGCCGTCAGATGCTGGCGGAGGGGATCGAGCCGGAGGACCGCGAGGAATACCGGCAAGCACATCAAAATGATTCGGGGGAGTCATGGACAGAGCAAAGTTTCTAAGCGCGAAACAGTCAAAGCCAGTTGCGGTGAACATGCCAGAGCTAGGCGAGGGCGAAAGCGTGCTGGTGTGGCCATTAACCGCACGCGAGTGGACCGCATTTCAATCTGAGCAGCAAACCAACGGCAAGCCAAACAAGCTTGCAGAAATCGTGCGCGAACGGCTGGTAGTGGCGTGCGTGCGTGACGAGCAGGGCGCACCGCTGTTTACGCGTGACGACCTGCAGCAGTTGGGTGAGTTGCCAGCGGGAATGATTGAACGAATCGTGAACACAGCGCTGCGTCTAATCGGTATTACCGGGGAGGATGCAGCGGCGTTTGAAAAAAACTAAGGCAGGACGCGGGGCGGCTGTTTGCCCTGCGTCTGGCCGCAAATGTTGCACACACAACAGACGTGGATGGAATGCTGGACGCCATGACGCCGCAGCAGTTGGCAGAGTGGCGAGCGTATGACCAGATTGAACCAATCAGCGACGCGGGCACACATGATGTGCTTGCAATGATTGGCGGGTTGATTGCCGCGTATCTCGGCGCAAAAGACGTGGAGGGCGTGGAGTTGGGGCCGTGGCATTTCACGCACTGGCGAGAGAAGCCAAAGCCAAAGGATGATAATTCGCGGGCCTTATCTGCGTTACTGTTAAGCATGGGGGCAAAGCGTGGCTAGTCTCGGCGATTTAGTTGTCAACTTGCGTGCCAACAAGAGCGATTTTGACAAGGGCATGCAGCAGGCAACGCAGCATATGGCAGCGTTTGCTGCAGCGGCAGGCGCGGCGGTGGCTGGTGCCGTTTACAAGTTCGCTGCGTTTGGCGATGAGCTGCAGAAAAACTCACTGCGAACAGGCGTTGCCGTTGAGGCGTTGAGCGCGTTGAACTACGCAGCCGGGCAGAGCGGCGCAAGCGTTGAGGCGGTCGCAAAGTCATTCGCAGGGCTAGCACGGTTTACCAACGATCTGCGGCGAGGGTCTGCAACAGCCGTTGACGCAATGCAGATGATGGGACTAGAACTGGACGACCTTGCAGGGCTATCGCCGGAGCAGTCTTACAGGGTGTTGGCTGATGCAATTGCAGGCATCGAAGACCCGTTATTGCAAGGCGCTGCAGCACAGCAGATATTCGGCCGCAGTGGACGCGAACTGCTGCCAATGCTCAAGGGTGGCAGCGCTGAGATTGACAGGCTAACCGCAAAAGCGCAACACCTCGGTACAGTGTTTGACCAGCAGACTGCAGACAGTGCCGCAGCGGTTACTGATGCAATGGACGACATGAGCACGGCGCTGACAGCGGCTACTGTGCGGTTTGGTGCAATGTTCGCGCCAGCGGTTACAGCAGCACTTACGGCTATGGCGGGGTTCGTTGGCGAGAATCAAAATCTGATTCGTGTGATTGGTGTGACCGCTGCGGGTGTCGGCGTGTTTTCCGCAGCGATGCTGCTGTTGTCGGCACGGACAAAGGCGTATGCGGCGGCGGCTGCATTTGCGAAAATGGTTACCAGCCCGGCAGGATTCCTGCAGGTTGCCGCAGCCGTAGGCGTCACAGTGGGGGCGGTGGCTGCAATCAATTTGGCACTGGACGACACCAGCGACGTCAGCACGCGCACCAGCGCCGCTATTGGCAATCTGACAGATGATGCAGACGACCTTGCGGGAGCAATGGACACGGCAGCGGCGGCCGCAAAGCAGGTGCCAGACTGGCTGGGCGTAACGCTGAGGCAGTTGGAGGATATCCGACCGCCAGCAAAAGCAGCGTCTGACCAGATGCTGGAGTTCGAGAGCAATCTAAAGCGGCTGCAGAAATACACCGGCATGGCTGCCAACATTGGCGCCGATGTGGAGCGATTCCGACAGCACGCAAGCGGCTACACGGACGCGCTGGCAGAAGTGCAGGCTGAGCTAGACATCCTGCAGGGCAACGCGACAGAGACCAGTCAGAAACTAGCACGTATGGCAGAGTTCGGCGTTGATGAATCAACCCTTGCAATCCTTGAGCAGGAGATTGCAAAGCGCGACCGCATACTCCGGCAGCAGGAGGAGCAGAACGCGCTGATGCGTGACGCGCAGACTGACGCGGCGGCAATTATCCAGAGTCTGAAAACAGACGAGCAACTGCGGGCAGACCAGGTTGCCAGAATACAAGAGTTGCACGACCTCGGGCTACTGACTGCACAGCAGATGGAGGAGGCGATAGCAAAGCTATCCCCAACCGAAGACACTGGGCAGCAGCAAAAGCGACAGCAGACCGCAGGTGCGATGCAGCGCGGCAGCGCTGAAGCGTTTTCTGCAATCGTGCAGGCGATGGGCCAGAAAGACCCGCAGGTTGCACACATTGACCAGATGCGGAAGGCCGTGGTAGCAGAACTGCAAAAGCTGAACAAGAAAAAGCCTGTCGAGATTGAGGAGGCTGGTGCTGTATGACAATCACGTTTAAGAACGAGATACCAGGTGGGCGGCAGGGTAAAAACTCCCTCGGCATCCGAACCTATCAACGGCAATTCAGGCTAATCACCGACAACAAAAACGATGGACCCTACGCAATCGGCAGCCACGCAAGCCTGCCACGTATCGGCAGCGTGCACCCTGAAGACGCATCTGCGTGGTGCCGTGAGTTGACGGTCGAGAATGACGCACCGTTTGCGGGCTGGGTCGTGACGGCCAACTACAGCAGTGAGCGGGAGCTGAGCGAAACGCCTACGAGCGATCCGGCTGTCATTACGTGGGACTCTGAGCAGTTCCAGAGGCCGTTGATACAGGACAACACCGGCGACGCGGTAGTAAATTCAGCAGGCGATTTTTTCGACCCGCCACCGATGATTGACGATTCGCGGCGCGTGGTCAGCGTGCAGAAAAACCTGACTGCCGTTCCTACGTGGATCCTGGACTATCAAGACGCTGTCAACAGCGACCAGTTTACCGTCGATGGTGTAACCATCGCGATCGGCACTGCGAAAATGCAGCGGGTGAGCGTGGGGCAGGAGGATATCCGCAACGGTACGACATTCCGGCAGGTCACGTTTACGATGCACCTGCAGCGCGATGGGTGGACCGTTGACATATTGGACGCAGGGTTCCGCAGAATCGACCCCAGCGACAGCTCAAAGCGCGTGGCTATTAGCCTAGACGATGGCACTGAGCCGAGCACGCCAGCACTGTTAGACGGCAGCGGCGGGGTGCTGTCAAATCCCTCCCCATCAACTGCAGTCTTCAAGACGTTTAACGCTTACAAAACCAGAACCTTCAGCAGTCTGCCCCTATCATGAGCGGATACATCCTAAGCGGTGAGGCACTGGCACAATTGCGGCAGGTGGTGCGGCAGGTGCTGGGCGAGTATCGCAACCCCGGCAGCGAGCGGGGGCGGTGGCGTGGTGGGCAGCGGCAACTGCAGGGCAAGCTTGACGGGGCGCTGGACGCAGCAGCAGACAGCACAACCACGCCAGCAACGGCAACGATGAGTGTCTACCAAAAGAACAGCAGCGGCAACATGGTTGACAGCGGCCGCGACATCACCGTTACTAATCGTTTTCAGTTTGCAGACGCATCTGCGGGCAGTTGGTGTAAGGCCGAATGGATAGACGGCGAGTGGCAACTGTACGCCGTTGATTGCGGGGGCTAGTCCATGCAGATTGGCAGGTGTTGCCAGTGTGAGCAGCGGGTTCCGTTTGTCACACTCAAAGGTGTGCAGAGCAGCGACGGGGCTACTCAATGGGAGTGGGGCCCGGGAATGCTGGACGCCAAACTCTACGGGTACTCCTCGTTTGTTGCGATTGCCTACGATCAATCTGCAGTGAACAACCTGACAGCCCGTGGCACGTGGTTCAGCCCCACACTAGACGCGGTCAGTGACGCCTACGGTTTCAACGCGAACATCTCGCAGGAAATCGCCACAATCAGTGGCACGGCAGGCACAGACACAACGGCGTCAATCGATTGGCTACTGAGTGACGAAGCGAACAGCACCGGCAGCAGCGGGCTAATGCTGAACCTCAATGCCTCGCAGCAGCGAGCGGGCACGAGTGACGGACACCTGGCAATCATCGGGCACGTATCCCCGGCAATCGTCCACAACACGCGAACCAGCGTGAGCACAACAGTAACCAAAACGTACAAGCTTCTGCCACACACGTTGCAGGGCGGAAACGTGACATTCCGAACACGGGCAACATCCAGCGCAATTACAGCAGCGCACAACGCATCAGCGTCTGCCGTGGCGTCTGCATTCGCGGCACACGGCGAGGTTTCATCAGCCAGTGCGACGGGTGGCCCGTGGCCATCGGCGGCAATTGATCTCTCTGTCACGTGGGCCAGTGCCAGCAATGACATCTGGGCCATTGAAAATGATTCGAGCTATGTGATATCGACAACACCGTTCACCGTGAGCAGGCAAACGGCGGCAGCGTGTGTCGTTATCAGCGGCAGCACTGGCAACATTCACAGCAGCATCCCGGCAGCGGCTGGCAATGGCAGCGGCAGTAGTGGTGATTACCTGCTACCGAATGCGTCACCATTCCCAAGCAGCACAGCAGCACGCACGGGCGTGTTTAACAGCATTGCATCAGCGGCAGGGCGGTTGGTGTTCACGTCGCAATTTACACCGCTGTTCGGGTCATTGCAGCGAAACGTTGAGGCGTGGACGTACAGCGGCGGATCGTGGGGGCAATCGTGGGTGCGCACCTCATTTGCTGCCACGCCAACTCTGCGGCACCTGCACGTTGAGGGCAACTCAGCGTGTGTATCTGTGCCGCGGGGCACGTACAACGGCACCACACTGTCTGCAGCAGTGGCAGCGGTGGCAACCGGAAACATGAGCTACCTAGACCCAGACAACGTCAGCACGGGGGTTCAGCCGCACGTGCGACTGAAGACCGGCAGCACGTCTGCACACTGGACGTTCAACGCGGTTGAGCCGGTGCCACACGCCACGCGATTGACCTACACACCGGACGCACTGGAAGTCAGTGACAACAGCACGCAACTACTGCTCGGCGTCAATCGTATCGGCACCATTGCAGGCACAATCAGCGGCGGCATCGTCGGCTATGCGTCTGCATGGGGTGGCCCTGCATCTGCTGATCCCGTTGAGCTTGCAGACGGCGTCACGCGAACGTCTGTTGATACGGTCTCGCTCGCGAACACGGCAGGCATCGGCAAGTACTATCAACTCTTCTGGCCACCTGGCACACGACACGGCGGCGCTACTGAATGGCGGCTGCGATTCCGCGCGAGCTACGCCACGAGCGTTTACACATCGTGGCTGGCGTGGGATGCGACCGAGGCACAGATTGAATCGGCCATCATCGCACTGTTTGGCGAGAACACCGAAGGGTTGTACACAAA